TAGCGATAATGTTACCAGCGGTGATTGCACCTGATCCAGCAGATGTAGCGCCTGAACCAACAGCCTTGATCAATGTCAAGAATCCATCGTATTCACCAACGTTTGCGTTAACACCATTCCACATTACTGATTCGTTTGTAGCGGCAATACCACCTGTCATACGCTCAATAATTGCGTCTTGGATTTGAGTGTTTATACGACCACTCATTACATCAGCTGCAGACCAGTCAATAAACAATTCTCTCTTACAGATTTGGCGTTGAACTTGAAATTCTTCCAAAGTCAAAATGCGCTCGGTCAAAGTGATTGTGCCTGTTGGCGTGAAATCACATGTTCCTGCCGCAAATGATACGGTGTCATCAATTTTACGTGCTACTGATTTGTAAGGCACGTTTGGCTTCATTGTAACGTAGTTAGTTGATACGTTAGATAGCAGAGCCTTTGCTACGATTTCACCGGCTAATTCACCTGCATAGGTGGTGGTGAGTACTGGATTTGGCATATTTATTTATTTTTTATGAGGTGAATAAATTACTTTTTAGAGCGAATGCTTTCCATAAAGTTGCTAAATGAGTTACCATTCGAAGCAACTACCGGAGCAGTATTCTTTTTAAATTCTTGAGATTTAACAGAAGGAACAGCTGGTGCTTTTTTAACTGAAGCAAGTTCAGCTTTAACACTTGCAGTTTCGTTTTTTGCTGTTTCGATTGCAGCAGCTAGTTCAGTCTTTTCAGTTTCTAATGCAGCAATACGCTCTGACAAGTTACCGATTACAGCTACTAGATCTTCACTGCTCATTTCGGTTGATTGCTCTTCGCGTTCGATTTCAGTGATGGTACCTTCTTCGCCCACATAGACTTTGGTAACACCATCTTCTAGCATGTATTCTCCAGCTGGTACTGGCACTGGATTTCCTTCAGCGTCTTTCGTGTAAATGTCTACACCAACTACCCATTCATCAGCTGTTGAGTAGATTTTAGTACCGTCATTCAAAGTACCTTCAACAGCAAATTTTACTTCCGTTGCTGTTGTTTCCTCTTCGAACTTAATACCAACGCTTAAAGGATCAATGCCATACTTAGAAAATACGGATTTGATTTGTTCTTTTATATTGGACATGTTTGATATTTTTTTAATATAGATTCTTTTTGATTTTGTTACAAAAAAAAAGAAGAGACACGTTTGCCTCTTCTTTTCTTGTTGAGAATTGAAACCAAAACCAATTATGACTACACTAAAACAAATTTAAACAATTATTGCTTATTAAGCAAACTTAAAATGTTTTCTAACTCAAGTATCAATTCAGCTTCATAGTTCTTTACACCACTCATGCTTACTCCTACCTCGTTAAAAAAGCCTTCAATGCTATAACCTTTTACCTTTCCTTCTTTTACGTCATTCCATACGTGGTCTTCATCAACTTTTGTACCTATGAACCATGTGCCATCTGGCAATTCTGAAAGACCAAGTTGAATAGACTTATCTTGCTTACCTTCTTTTATCCAGGATTCAACCACCGTCACACCAGTAACGGGTATAGCGTGTTGTAGGTTAGTATTATGCTGCAGATTCTTTTTAAAGAATTGATGTGCTATTGCGCTTACTGTTGCTTTTTCAAAGTAAACATAATAAGGTTCACCTTTGTCATCATAACGCAGTATTTCCTTATCCGGTATAAGTGCTGGACCATACAACATTCTACGTTCATCATCAACTTTAGCCAATTGCATTTTGCTTAACGCAATCCAGTTCTCTTCTATTGCGGGCATATCTACTAGCCCCATTGCCGTAATACCTAAACGACCTTCTTCGTCGATTACACACTTAACTACTTTTCTTTTTTCCATTTTACAAATTTATATTTATTTATCCAATACGTGCTAAGTCTTCTACATTTTCGCGTACTTCTTGCTGACTTGATACATCACCAGCTAAAACATATGCTCTAGGCAAGTATTGATCAGGGCGGTTTGCTACAAATTGTGCGGCGAATGGATTAAATGTAGCTGGTTGTGATCCTGAACTACCTCCACCACCCCCATCGCCTGGTAATGAAGGTATTGTTTCACTTGGAGGCGTAGTGGTACCTTGAAACTGTTGTGATGCAATGGTAGCTACGTTGGCCAAACCAGTCGCTATCGCTATACCAGCCGTAATAAATGGTTGCGCTGGAAATAACACAGTTGATGGATTAGCTGCTGCACTCGCGAAAATCGCATTAGCACCTTTATAGGTATCTACAGTAGCTTGCGCTATACTAATTGCCTTTTGTATTTGAAAAGCTCTTTTAGCTCTTTTTTCATCACCTTTAGCAAAAGCAGCCGTGAGATTTCCTATTGTAGTAAGTGCATCTAACGCTAATCCTAGTTTAGCATCTTTTGTTTCTTGCTCTATAGCTAATATCTTTCTTTGCTTTTCTTTTTCAATTGCTTCAAGCATTACAGCATCATTAGCATAAAGCTTTTCCTTTTCTGCGTATTCAGCATTTAATGCCGCTATACGGTTAGCGGAATCACCAATAGAATTTTCAAAAAATAATCTACCTAATTCTACAAGTCTAGTGTTTTCAGCTTCTTTAATACTTATTGCATTCGTTGATAAGTTTTGATCTAATTGTTGTTTAGCTTCATTGTATGCTATTTCCGCGTCTAATCTTGCTTGTGTGCCTTCATTATATTTTAAGATCTCAAGTTGCAGACGTTCAAGTTGTATTTTTTTTTCCTCTTCTAAAACATTACGCTGCGCATTTAATCTTTCTAGATCATTTTTTATGCTATCAGCAACAAATTTCTGTTCATTGATAGCTAAATCAGCTGCACTCTGCTGCTGAACTTTATACAATTCATTAAGTTCCTTATTTAAGGCTATTTCATTAACTAACTGCTCTGACTTAATACCAGCAATTTTGGCTCTTACACCATCTACTCCAGCTAAAGCTTGCGTTAATGCTACCTGGTTGTCAATTGTTTTATTGTGTTCAAATGTTGCTTGAGCAGCCGCTACTTGTGCCTGTGCAGAAGCTAATTCAGCTTGTTCTTGTTTAGCTAATACTTCTCCTAAAGCGGTGTTTGCAGCAATCCTATCTTGAATGCTTTTGCTTTCATCATCACGCGTTTGCCTTAATAACTCTGCTTGTCTATCGTATTGTTCTGCTAATCTTGCTTGTTCAGCGGCGGCTAATTTAGCGTTATTCTGTAACTGAACTAAAGCTTCGTTTGCGTTATACGTTTCAGTGACATAATTTGCAAATGCTTCTGCACCAGCCACAACAGCTTCACTTACACGATCTACTGAATCATTTACACCAGTCAATACGTCAACTGATTCTTTACCAGCGTCTTTAAATGATTGAATAGCGGCTTGAAATTCACCAGTGAAAAGATTTTTTAATCCATCAGCTAAAAAACCAAGTGTATCTATAAATGAATTGAAACGCTCAATAAGATTGTCTACTATTGCATTACCAAAATCTTTTATCGCTTGTACTGGATCATTAAAAATAGCTTTGAAATAATTTACAACAGTACCAGCGTTATCACTTATATAAGTAAAAGCGTCACGAATGATATCGGTAAATGTTCCAAAAGCAGCAGCAAATGCATCAGCAATAGGCTGTGTTGAAGATATAACAGACTTAATAGTGTTAAACGCCGCACTAATTAAAGCGAGTACACCAGTAGCTTTGCCTAAACTGGCTAATGCACTGCCTGCTTTTTTAAATCCACTTTCTGCCTTTTTTGAATTATCAGCTATCTTCTCGGTATTGACAGCTCCTTGAGTTAAATTGGCATTTAATGCTTCTAATTGTCTTGTGACAGCTTCTAAATTTTGATTGGTTTTAGATGTGTCAACAATAAATTCCCTTACGGTAGATTCAGCCATTAGTAGACGAGTTTATAGATTAAAAAAATAACACTTAGTCCTAACAAGATCCGCCACGTGTATAGTGTAACATACCATAGCACACGCTGCCACTTTCGAAGCGAATAATTATGCTTTTTGTTTACTGCTATACCTAGTTGAATGTAGCGCAGTGAGTTTTTGATTGAATCCATTATGCTGATTTTGATTGTTGATATTGTAGTGAAGATGTGATTAGGAAGCCATCTGGATAACTTCCACCTGTAAACGTGATATTTATCCTATGCTCATCTGTATTTGTTGTGGTATCAATTCCAAACGCGAACACGTTTGAACCGATTGCACCTATTGTACTTAGTGTAGTTATTGCACTGGCTGTTGCACTTCCACCCGTCTTATCAAGTGTAAAGTGATGCAATGATGTTTCACTTAAACCTGTTGTATCTTTTATTGTCACGTTCCAAAAGCAACTCCAAAGTGTGTCATCAGGTAGATTTATATATTCATCAACTACGCCTTCAATGTATAAATTTTGAGTTGATCCTGAAGTTAGCACAGTGACTAAACGCTGCAGTACAAATATTCCAAACTGCGACCATCCAAAATAAGTGCCAGTTGGAGTTCCACCACGATACCCACCTCCCACGTGTAATCCAGGTACATTTACTTCTACATTTTTGCCTAAAACATTGCTATTTATATTCGCCTTTGTTATTTTTAAATCAGTTCCAACGGCTAATAAATTACTATTCGGGGATTCAATTAACACATTGCCACCTTGAATAATAGAATTATTGATTGATGCATTACGTAATTGTGCAATGCTCATTTGAGAATTAAGAATTGCTGTTGATTGCGCAACCAATGAATTTCTAAACTGACCACCGTTATTGAATGCCCAACATACACCATTAACTTCATCCCAAAAGTAGCCGTAACGTGAACAGCAATCTTCAGTTGGTTCTACTGCTTCACCTCCACTTTCAAATTCAACTTCACCATTGGTAGTAACACCTACGGGTGTAGATGAACAATCATTGATTTGGTCAAGGAACTTAATGAGTTTAACTTTTGTGCTTTCTTGCAATCCTACTTTATAGTCACTGATTTCAAGTATACGCCAATAGCTATCTTGAATCCATATCTTATCTGCAAACGAAAATGTCAATATGTCCTTCAAATCAAGCGCAAAGAATGCTTCCATTATTCTGCCTTCGGGCGAATAAATTTCATTCATGTAATTGCGCCAATACGTATTAAATAAATTGTTGTAAGGATTTGTATTAACAGTAACAACATGTGGAGGTACTTCAGGTGCCCAATTTAAATCATAATCGTCAAAATTTGGGTAAGCATCACTATAATGATTTAGTATCGGAACTAATATAGTCGATGATCCATTACCTGTTACTTCATTGTATAGATTCACATTTACAATTCCAGCATAAAACAAAGCTCGAGGACCAGGTACAACAAATTCTAATTGATCATTGTAAAAGCATTGAATTGGTGAAGCAGTACCAGGTATTATTGCGGCAGGTGAACTACGTGTTACAAGTTGAACCTTTTGTTCGCCTATAGCAAAGTCACTTGGTGTAGTCGATGGGTTAATAGTATATCCTTCCTGTTTGAAGTCACCATATACACGATTTGCATCTCGATATAGTTTACTGTACGCGTCTTCACCAGATGTATAAGTAAATTGAAAGGTTGCTTTTTGAATATCAACAGTACTTGCTATAACAACATCTTTTGATATGTCTAATTTGTTTGTCCAGTCTACTACATCACCTGTACCTATGTAATTGTTTTGTGGAACGATTGCGATTTGATTTGGAACAATTCGACTAGGTACGATTGCGCAGTTGTGCATCTTAATCACATCATTCACGAAATCAATTTGTCGCATGTCTGGTGCATTCGCTGGATAGTTAATTGTTTGACCGGCGTCTAGCGAAACGTTTGTTAAAGCAATATAAGAATTATCTAAATTTCCTGTACTAGTTGCAACTTGTAAAGTGGCAGTTCCAACTATTGATTCAGTGCCGTTACCAAATAAAAGAAATGATACTGGTTGAAACTCAAAATATACAATATCACCTATTTCTAAATAAACACTGTTTGTAAAAGAAAAAGCAGTAATAGCGCCAGGTACATTATTTACATTAGGCGTGGAAATAACAGTACGGACTCCATTTTTATTGATTGCTATATTAACGCGTACGTCATTTACTGGATTAAATTGAGCTGTTACCTGAAATCTAAATTGTCCAGCAAATGTATATGTGCCAGCTGCTGAAGCTGTATATGTTCCGCTTGCCGCGTTAAAATCTCCATTATTATCAAATAGTTGGCTTAATGCATTATATGTAACATATGGACCGTAACCAACACCTGGATTTGGATCTGTACTAAATACAAATGGAGTAGCATTATAGGCACGAAAAAAATATTGATTTACATCACCATCAATCCAAAGTTGTGGTTTATTGCAAAAAGGCATCCAATAATCATTAAGGATATTTTCAAGTGAAGATGCAACAAGATCGAATCCTGCTTCTCTAACGATGTTGCGTAACAAAAACCACCAGTTAATAGCGGGTGTCAAATCAGCTGGGTAAACTGGTGAATTTTGGTTGCGAATAGGTCGAGAACCAGCGCTTCCATCATTGCTCCATCTTTGCCCGCGGTCACATAATGTCCAAATACGGTCCGCTGTTTCTGTTATTACGTTTGCATAAGTAACAGCTTCATTCAAATCAGCAAGAGCAGCAATATCACTTAGCTTCTTTTCACCAATAGTTCTAACAAGATCAGGAGTTTCAGCATAGAAGGCTACTTCTACTTCATTGATGCGATTCATTTGCTTATAGACCTTACGTACACGCAAGTAACCAGTTGCAATAGGCAAAGTATCAACTCGGATTTCAGCAGGCAGTTTATAGAAAAAATAGTTTTCAACACCTTGTTCAGAGTTAGTATCGAATAATGGACCAATAGCTTTTATGTTGTTATCTGACATTGGTATTCTAAACTCACGACTGAATGCGCCTTGTGCTGTAAAGTTAGATAAGTCTTGAAACTTCCAGTTTTGCGATATGCTTTCGTTCTCAAATAAATCTAGATAGTGTTGAGTACCTAACTGCAAAATAATATAACCTCCTGCTGCGGCTGAATAATCATCCGACCATGTGCCTGCAAAATTCAATCGCGTTTGACCCGGCACAGGTGAATCAATTACAGGAGGGTTAAGAAGCGTTTTAGTTACGCTATCACCAGCTGCATTGTAAATAGTAATAGGTTGTAATGCTTCCAAAGCTGCAACTTCAGGAGAACTTGTAACCACAAATCGAGATAGCTCACCAATACCCATTAAATCGGGATCGTTGCTCATGCTTGCAATATTTGCAGGCCCAATATTATTTACAATTAGTTGTACTTCTCCGTTCATGTTATGTCCAATATTCGTTTGCCATTCTCACTTTCAAAGATAGGTTGTATAGTTTGCCATCACGCGTTTTTCGTTCGGTGTATGTGGTATCGTCTAAGTTGACAGGTATAGCAATGTTGTTACCACTAAAATCAGTAGTAAGCCACACAACTTGATTGCTAACTAACAGTGATCTCAAGAATAAAAATTCACCTTCTTGAATGTAGTCACTTGTAACTGTTAGCACTTGTTGCACTAAGTTTCTACGCTCATATAAGCCCCTGTCATCTTTATTAAATACGCTTGTTGTACCATTGAATAAAACTTTACGGTACTTCTTACGTTCAATTTCATCATTCATTTCGGATTTCTTGATGAAGTTGAAGTAATCCCAACCACCGCGACTATTTACCCAACCTAATCTAATCTTATCATGTTGGCAATCTTTTTGACCATAATATGCTGCGTTGTAAAATCTATATTTAGCACTTCTTTGAGTGCTACCTTCACGTAGCCATACTTCGTAATATCTCCAACCTGGATTATTATTTTCATTAGGTTCAATAGGCAATCCTGTCCAATCATTAAGATTACCAGGATAAACAGGTAATGCTTCAACATCATAACCTGATAAACTAATGGTTGATGTAATTGTATTACCATTTGCCTTATACATCACTATGCGCATGTTATCAATTACATTATTGTACATATATGCTGCATTACCAGGTATGCTCAACGTGCCGTAATCATTTTCAAAAGAAGGTATCCATACTACTCCAGCATTGGTTGGATCACCAGCGTTCCATGTGTTTGATAGACGGCATGAATGAGTCGTGATCAGTCTATCACTCATAGCATAGTTGGCACTAAACTGCAAAACGTATTTGATGCGATCATTACCTATTTCAGGATTTGGCTTGTATCCATCAAACACTTGATAGTAACCATTGATAACAATGCGTCCACTTGTAGTTACTTCACTACCTTCATTTTCTGTTAGAACAAGTCCTTGACCCGATACATCAACTAACCACCATTCAGTAATCGCTGCACTCAATTCATACTTACTTAAGTCATCTACGGTATTATCAGTGGCGAAGTGATGTTGCTTGTTTCTAAGATCATCTACTAATGGTGAAATATCAAAGTACATATTTCCATCTGGAGCAGCTGTCAAATAAAATTGATATGTTTTAGCATCTACTGTAATCACTAAGCCATACCTAAAACCAAGCTGTGCAGTTTCTGTACTTGATGCAATAAGCATAATCTTTTGACCACGAACTACCCAATTAAAAGGTTCATCTATGATTGTTAACGCCATCTATCTTTTGTTTAATAGTAATCTTTGTTCAATATCTTTCATATACGCATTCATTAGCCTATCCTTATACTCATCCCATGTATCATCTATGGCTTCACCATAATAGTTGATCCCTTGGATCCCTCTTTCACCTATACTAATAGCTATTCTTCTAGCTGCTGATCTTAAAGCTGCTTCTGTTGTTTTAATAAATTGACCTTGATTATTTCTTAATCTTAATCTCTTTACTAATAACCATTTGTATATTTCTTCAATTGGTGGTCTTTTATTTGGTTGTCCTGGATATGGCTTACGACCAAATTCAATTACATCAGCGTATTTACCAGCTTGATCGTTGTCTACAGTAAAGTCAATAGTAGCCTTTCCATATCTCATCCGTATTTTGTAAACCAATGAATTATGCAACTTTCCTGAAGCATAGCGATTGACTACTTTGCCGCGTACTCTACGTTTAATACGCAGATTTGATTGTGCTCTTTCAACAACTTTAGCTGCATATTCGTTTAGTATTTGATCAAACTCACTTGCCATTATGTCAATATCAAGTTAAGTTGTGTTGCTGCTATGATATATGCTTCATTGTTTGAATCACCACTACTGCCCCAATCCAAATAAGTTTGACCTTCAATAAGTATTTGCCCTTCATAAATGGTCACACCATCAACATCGCACAAGGCGTATTGAAAAGCAGCCTGTGTTTCAAGGTTATCGTAACTAATGTAAAGTCGGAGACATGTCGCGGTCTTAGTATCGCCATCGCTCCAAATGTTTAATGATTGTATTGCTTTCATGTTTTATATTTCTTCAAATTCAATGTATGAGCCTGCCTTACATGTTACACTTGTAATTATTAACTCACACGCAAAACGTGCGCTTAATGTTCCGTTTGCCGATGGTACAACAATACCTTCAATAATTGCGCAGTTGTTTGTTGTGAAATTTGATGCGCCTGATGCTGTTGTAGCGTCATAGGTATTAAACGCGACATTTGATTGTAGACCTGTTCCTGATGTCCAAAGAACGCTATAAAATAAACGTGTAAATGTTGGCCCATTAACTGCCCAACGTGTACCAGTTGAGATGTTGGTCACATCAAATTGACAAAAGATTTTAAACTTGTATGTGCGACCAGAAATGACCGAAAATGAAAGATTTGTAACGTCGGCAAAATTCTGTGAGGAGCTTGTCTGGTCAGCGGTTTTAAACGCAAATTGTTTTCCGCCCAGTTCTGTTTTTAATTGTGATGCGCTTATAGCGTTTACACTGTTGTCAGCATTAATGCGGATATAGCTTACAGCGTTTGGATTAGTAAGCGTGGCGAGCGCATTACCAACCGTAGTCAACCCGATGGTATTTTGCTTTCCATTAAACGTTGACCAATCAGCGCTACTTAATGCACCACGATTTGCTGCGCTTGCTGTTGGCAGGTTGAATGTATGTGTACTTCCTGCGCTGCTTATTCCAAAGTCTGTGCCTGCTGTGCCTACGGCAAGGTTTTGAACCTGCGCTGTAATTCCATTGATTGCATTTACGCCTGTGCTAAGTGTTGTGATTACTTGGCATAGGTGCGAATTTTCAGTATGCAATTTGAGTGTGCGTCCCGATGTAGTAACAAATACACGCAAAGCCAATCTATCGGTTAAAGTCATAACCGTTGCTGGTACTGCAAGGGCTGTGAAATAGGCATCTATTACTGTCCCTTGTGTTATGCCTTCAGGCGTTGCAACATCGGTGGCTAAAAGCGTGAATGTGCTGCCATCATACTTATATAATTCAACATAGAAGGAAGGCGAACCGCCAGCTGATGAAGAATTAAAAAACAATTCAAGATTAAAATTACCGCCCGGTATTAATAGCACATTTGGATCATTAGCATCCGTAATGAATTGCGCAATCAATCCATTGCCTTGTCCATTGGTTCGTGTGAAATCAGTACCTGCACCAAATACAGCTGTCTTGCTCATTTGATAGTAGGTGCTGCCACCTATTGTACCTTGATTAATTGAGCCATTTAGATAGTAGCTAACTGATGAACCACCTCCGCTCGTTGTTGGGAAGTTGGCTAATTGCCCATCACCTCGCACATATTGTGTTGCAAGTCCTGCTCCTGATATTGCGAGTGTTCCAGCCGTAGTAATTGGTGAACCTGTCACACTGAAAGCAGGGGGAACAGTAAGAGCAACCGATGTAACTGTGCCACCTGTTGAAGGCGTGCTATTTACCCATTCCGTTCCATTGTAAGTTAGCACCTGCCCGTTCGAAGGTGTGGGTGCGTTTACATCAGCTAAGTCATCAAGGTTAGTTGGTATACTTGGCTGATTGATTAAGTCAGTATAATCGCCTGTCGTGGCAACTGTGGCAAGTGTTGGTTTATTAAGTATTTCTTCAATGCCACTAACCGCATTCCAGTCGCTGTTAACTTGAGCGTTTGGAATTGTTGGAAGGTTGCTTAAATCATTATAATCTCCTGTCGTAGCAACGGTGGCAAGTGGTACGTTTTCAAATTTACTTGTTCCGCTATCATAAATCAGTGTATCCCCGTTGACAGGTGTAGTGATTTGCACATCTAACAATTCATCAATAGCAAGTCCACTAATTACTTCCCAATTAGTATTACCACGCTGAATCAACTGCCCCTTAGTTGTACCTGGCAATAGATCGTCAAGCGAATCTGGAATGTTTGGTTTATTTAGTATTTGATAGTCACCGCTTGTTGCGTTCCAATCAACAGGCGTTTGACGCAAACGATAACCAACACCTACTAAAGTCCAGTACAAAGTATTCGTTGGTAGTAAGGCATCGTTCGTAGCAATGCATCGATAGACATTGCCATTGTACCACACGCGATCACCAATCACATATGGGTTGCCTGTCGCGGCTGTATGGTTTACGTTAAATTCGGTACTAACCAATTCACCTCCACCTCCACCTGCTGCATTTATCGTAACGCTTCCATCTCCATTGTCTGTGATGGTTATGTTCGTGCCTTCTACTAAATCAAGGATATTTTGAACAGCGTTGTCTACACCATTAGTCCGTAATATAATACCATAACCTGTACCACCTCCACCGCTAGATGTTCCACCAACTGTCCATACTGCTGG